CACCACCTTCTATTTTAATCCAAGAGTAGGATCCTTGCGCATCATCAAATATACTTCTTACAACAGTGCTGTCGCCAATTTCACCACCCGTTGCGTTACCCCATGCAAACAAACTACCATCACCACGAATTGCATAAGAAGTATTTCCTGCTGCACCAATTGCAGCCCAACTTGATGGACCAATTTTTACAGGTGCAGAACGTTTAAATAAGGTAGTATCTCCAAGTTGACCAAATGCGTTGTCGCCCCACGCAAATAATGAACCATCAGATCTAAGAGCAAGAACGTGATCGGATCCAATTGCAATTTCATTCCAGTAATTTCCTGGTGTGCCAATAGGACCAGAGGACCAAATTCTACCACTAGCGTCTAAACCTAATAAGTTTGCTGCGCCAGCAGAAACTTGCGTAAAAAATTCTGTTGATTGAATTGCAACAGGAGAATTATAATTGGAACCGCGAACAAATTGATCTTCACCAAAATGCATCGCAAGACCCCATGCAAACATTGATCCATTTGCTAAAACTGCTGCGGTGTGTGACCAACCTGCACTAACTGCGCTCCAACTTGAATCGCCAATTATTACTGGCGATGATCTACTAATTATTGTACCATCACCTAATTGACTTTGTTGATTGTTGCCCCATGTAAAAAGTTTATTATTTGCAGCAATAGCAGCAGTGTGAAAAGCGCCAGCAGAAACGTCATTCCAAGTGCCAGTTCCAATTACAACAGGGGAAGATTTACTTAATGTTGTTCCATCACCTAATTGACCAGAAGTATTTAATCCCCAAGCATAAAGACGATTGTTTGATAATAAGCCGACAGTATGACTCAATCCTGATGATATTTTTTTCCAAGATTCTAGACCAACCTTTACAGGCGATTGAGAATCTATGGTTGTTCCATAACCAAGTTGACCGACATTATTTAAACCAAAAGTATAAAGACTAGTTGGTATAACGGCATTGTCGGTTTTTTGTATACTGAGTAACCAATTATTTAAAATCATTTTTATTCATCATCTTTAAAAGTTTGGCCAAACAATGTTATATGGATCTGATTGTTGCGTGATATCTGCAAGGGTTTGCATATAATTATCTAGATCATTAATATTGTCTGTTGGTGTTATATTTAAGCGAACTTGACGTTCGTATCTGACATAACGCCACTCAAACTCTTGCATTTTTTTATCTCTTTCAATGCGGACTTCTGCCCAGCGAGTCGCAAGATTTGCAAGTCTTTGTTGCTCTATTTCTTCTTCTGTTAAAAATGATGAGTGTTCAGGAAATACCTGCTCAACATCTACAACAAGATCTTCTTCATAAACTGTGTCGGTTGTAGCGTCATACCAATGTCTAGAACCTTCAAGTTTTTGACGAGTTGGATCATACGTTGGTGTAACTTTTTGAACTTTATACCAGCCGAGCGTTTTCAAAAAATCCTTATGCTCTTCTTTATCTTGAAGCGCGAAAAAATTACTGATATTTTTCCAGTTTGTTGGAAGATTCCAGTAAACTCCGACGATCTCATTATTTTCTACAATTGCATAGTTACTCATTATAGATTTTGTCCTGAAATAAGAGCATACCAATTTGTTCCGCCATCATGAGTAAAGAAGAAGAATAAATCTTTTCTACCGTTTGTTGCTGTTATAGTTGGCGCCGTATCGTTTGGCCAATTAAAACTTCCTGGCCAATTAACTGTTCTTGTAGTTCCATCTGCAGTAAACAACACCGCAAAGGAACTGACGTTGTTAGTTAGTTCAACATTGTTTACTGTTAATGTTACAATATCACTATTTAACGTCACATAAAAGAAATTCGCCAATCGAAGATCTAATGTTAGTGCACTTCCTGAAATTGTCGGATTAGCCGCATAATGAACATAAGAATTAGAGGCAAATATATTCGCGCTCAATTCACCAATTGATGGTTGGAATTGCAATTTACTAGTTGCAACATTTGGCGTCAACGTGCCAGAAGTTGACGTTGTGAAAACAGGATAATGAATTGTAGCAGAACTAACTTGATCTATAATGTTAGATCCTACACCAGCAGCACCTTGTACGCCTTGCGGACCTTGAGCACCAGTTGCACCAGTGGTTGCAGTAACTTGCCAAGTTGATCCATCGTAAATAAATTCAACAGAAACGTTTTCAATGTCAAGAATTACATCATCGGCAACACCTTCAATAGTTGAGCCATTTCTTGCGACCGTAAGATTATTTACTGACCAATCCCCAGCGCCATCTGCAATTTTAATATAATTGCCTGTTGATGGTGTTGCTGGAAGCGTAATTGTAAATGCTCCGCCAGAAGTGTCTGCAATAATTTGATCATTGTTGACTGCGGTGTAGTTTGCCGTTTTAACTGTCCAACCACTACCGCCACCACCAGAAGCACCTTGAACACCTTGAGCACCCTGTACACCTACGCCAGTTGCACCTTGTACGCCCTGAGCACCTTCAGCACCTTGAACGCCTTGTGCACCTTGAGCGCCAGCAGCACCTTGTTCACCTTGGGCTCCATTAGAGCCAGCAGCACCCTGTGCACCTACAGCACCTTGAGCGCCTTGTACACCTTGAGCGCCTTGAGCGCCAGCAAAGCCAGTCGCACCTTGAGCACCTACAGCACCTTGTTCACCTTGTGCACCAACAGCGCCTTGTGCGCCAACAGCGCCTTGAGCACCTTGAACGCCTTGAGCGCCTTGAGCACCAGCAGAACCTGTCGCGCCCTGAACCCCTTGTGCACCTTGAGCACCTACAGCACCTTGAGTACCAGCAGCACCTTGAACACCTTGCGCGCCTTGTGCACCCTGTGCACCTGCTGTTCCTTCTGCGCCCTGTACACCTTGAGCACCCTGTGCACCCTGTGCACCTTGAGCACCAGCAGAGCCAGTTGCACCTTGAACGCCTTGAGCGCCTTGTGCACCAGCAGAACCTGTCGCACCTTGAACGCCCTGAGCGCCTTGTGCACCAGCAGCACCTGCTGCGCCTTGAGCGCCAGCAGCGCCCTGAGCACCAGCAGCACCTTGTTCACCTTGAGCACCAGCAGCACCTGCTGCGCCTTGAGCGCCTGTCGCGCCTTGTACACCCTGAGCACCTTGTGCGCCAGCGGAACCTGCCGCACCTTGCACACCTTGAGAACCTGTTGCGCCTTGAGCACCCACAGCACCTTGTTCACCTTGTGCACCAACGACACCTTGCGCACCCTGTGCACCAATCGCACCTTGAGCACCTACAGCACCTTGAGCACCAGCGGCACCTTCAGCGCCTTGAACGCCCTGAGAACCCTGTGCGCCGACGGCACCCTGTGCACCAACAAGACCTTGTGCACCCTGAACCCCTTGTGCTCCTTGAGCGCCAACAGCACCTTGTGCGCCAGTTTCACCTTTCGCTCCAGCATCGCCTTGAACGCCTTGTGCTCCATTGTCTCCTTTTTGACCTTTCTCACCTTGTGCTCCTTGAGCGCCAGTCGCGCCTTGAGCACCATCAACGCCATTTGTACCCTGTACGCCTTGAAAACCTTGAGCGCCTTGTGATCCTGCAGTGCCTGCTGCACCTTGAACGCCTTGAAAACCTTGTGCACCTTTATCACCAGCGTCACCAGTACGAACCAAAGAAATGACAACAGCAGTTGTATTTGCAAAGTTTGTTACACCAGTATTCCATGCAACTGGAACATTGAAGTGATCGTCGTCGTGAATGTGATTGCCGTTAATACTGAAGAAGGCAAATTCGTTTACATTTGCAGTGTTTGCTAATTTAAACGTACCTTTAATTGTTGATGTGGAATCATCAATTGTTTGAATAAAGTTATAAATGTTTGCGCTTGTTGAATCATTGAAACTAATATACAACGTATTTGCAGTATTAAATGGATTGGCATTAAATTGTAAATGACCAGAACCTAGTGTTGCAGGATCATCTGTTTGAATTCTAAATTCGTATTCAAACGACGCACCACCGAATTCGCCAACGTCACCCTTTGTACCTGTTGAACCTTGAACGCCCTGCGCACCCTGTGCGCCAGTTTCACCTTTATCTCCAGTCGCTCCTTGTACGCCCTGAGAACCTGTTGCGCCTTGAGCACCAGTAGCACCTGCTGAACCTTGCACACCCTGCGCGCCAGTTTCACCTTTATCTCCAGTCGCTCCTTGTACGCCTTGTGCGCCTGTATCCCCTTTTTGACCTTTTTCACCTTGTGCGCCTTGAGCGCCGACAGAACCTTGAACACCTTGAGCGCCTTGTGAACCAACAGCGCCCTGTGCACCAACAGCGCCTTGAGCACCTTGAACACCTTGAGCGCCTTGTGAACCAACAGCGCCCTGTGCACCAACAGCGCCTTGAGCACCTTGAATGCCTTGTGCGCCCTGAGAACCAACAGAACCTTGTGCGCCCTGAACACCCTGCGCGCCTTGAACGCCTTGTGCACCCTGAGAACCAACAGAACCTTGTGCGCCCTGAACACCTTGAGCACCAGTAGCACCTTGCTCACCTTGCGCACCATTAGTGCCAGCAGCGCCTTGAATGCCCTGCGCGCCTTGCGCTCCAGTTGCACCTTGAACGCCTTGAGCACCCTGCGCACCTTGAGCGACCCATGCACCAGATGCAGCATTGTATACCCACGTTCGATTATTATAGGTATATGAATCGTTATCTACTGGTGAATTTGGGAAATTAATTGCCATTATTTAACTCTGTGTTTAGGTAAATGTATTTATTTTTAAAAGTTAAACTGGTTCTTCAATTTCAACCCAACTCAACGTTGGTTCATCCCAGCGGTATAATTTACCATCATCTGGTTTTGATACGGGTGCAATCCAAGTTGCAGTATCATTATCTAATACCCAAGAAGAGTAGGGTTTTGGTGGAACGAATGCATCTAATTCAACATTATATGTGTAACCAACACCAGCATAACGTTTACGGAAATTTCCATTGTATGATGTTTGTTTCCAAGTACCGCCTAAAAGACGTTCGCAAAATGCTGCTCCGATGTGCTCTTTTTCCACACCATTTGCATCTGCTGTGTCTGTGTTCGCAACAACAATAACTTGTGTCACTACATTATTTTCATCTAGCCGTGCAAAATGTGCCATTTTATTTTAATCTCCTAAGAATAACTCTGTTAACGAATCAGTAACACCAAGTTTTCCTTTCAAAAAAGTATTAAAGGATAAACTAATTCTTGTCTCTTCATGATCTACCGTCTGAACCATATGTGTAAGTGAAGAAGGAAACATTACAAGTTTTCCTATTCCAACTTCAAACCACCATGATTTAGAATTTGAAACATTCCATTCTTTCGCTTCAACATCAATCATTTTATAACCATCATTATAAAAATAAATTCTGTCTTTTGTTATATCAGCATTCAAATATAAAACGCCAGAAATAAAAGAATTTGGATGAGCATGCTTATGATGAAATTGACCTTTACCTGTATAATTAATCCAAGACTGCGTTACATACAACTTTAAATCTTCTTTTGGTTGATGTATCGTTTGAAAATAATTATTTACAGAAGTCGTCACAAATTCTTTTAACTTTTTAAATTCCTTTAGTTCTAAAACGTTATAATTTTTACTTGTTTGATTTCCCTCGTTTGGTCTACGTTCTAATTTTGTAAATGTATCAATTTCTTTTTTAGTAAATTCTCGTTCAAGTTCAACAATGCCAACTGTCGTTGGAAAAATATTATATGTTTTCACAGTATCATCCTTTAAGTTTGTTGTGAATCAAATTGCCCCACAATTTCTGCTAATTGTTCATCTGTCCAAATAGTATGTATTGAATCTTCAAAAGCCTTGATTTTTTCTAGTGTTTCTTCAACTTCTTCTTTTGTTGGTTGTGGTCGTGGATCATCCCAACGAGTAAAACCTACGCCACCTGTCCACTCCCATTTTGCTCCTGGGCGAAGAAGATCCATTGCCGTATCAATTCCATAAAAACGATAAATTTTTGCTTGCATTTAAATCACCTCAATTACGCATTAAGTTTTAGAATAACGATACCTGAACCGCCGTTGCCGCCTGCACTATTCGAATCGCCAGCATTATCGTCCCAAGAGGCACCACCACCGCCGCCACCAGTATTAGGGCTACCAGCAGATCCATTTGAATTGGATGATGGTCCTGCGTTGCCGCCGCCGCCTGCGCCGCCAGTACCACCCGTTCCACTAATTCGATATCCACCTCCGCCGCCGCCACCAGCATATGTGACTGATGTTCCTGTTATAGATGATGCAGTGCCATTACCACCATCACCACCATGACCTGCACCGTCTGTATTTCCATTTTCTCCAGCTGCACCTGCACCTCCCCCGCCACCAACTCCAGTATTTGGATTTACTGTTGGGCAATTTCCGCCATTATTTCCTTGACTTGGCGATGTGCTTGGAGTGTTACCAGTTCCACCACTTGTGCCTGACAATCCAGAACCACCACCAGAACCACCATTTCCAGCAGACACAGCAGGTGTGCCTGCTCCACCTTTACCACCTCTTGTGCTAGTGATAGTGCTAAAAACAGAGTCATTACCATCAGAACCAACATTATAACCGCCCTGCGCACCACCACTACCACCAGCACCAACAGTGATTGTATAGGTCTGGCCAGCAGTTACTGCAAATCCAGTTCCAGTTCTAAATCCACCTGCTCCACCGCCACCACCATATCGAGATCCTCCTCCTCCACCACCAGCAACAACAAGATAGTCAACAGACGTCACACCAGTTGGGCAAATCCATTCTGCTGTGGAATTGAATACTTGTACACCTGTTGCTGGCATTGTATATTTGAGGATGACGATACCAGAGCCGCCAGTGCCACCAGTGATATTTGCTGAAAAATTATAACCACCACCACCACCGCCGCCACCAGTGTTAGTTTCTCCAGCTGTTCCTGATGGTCCAGTTCCACTACTTGTTGATGCTCCTGCACCACCGCCACCTGTTCCTCCTGCGCCGCCTGCACCAGTTCCCGGACTATCTATACCAGATCCGCCACCACCGCCAGCATAAGTCACTGACGTGCCTGTTATTGAAGATGCAGCACCAGTGCCACCATCACCACCATTACCAGTGCTTGGGCTTCCAGCATTACCAGCAGCGCCTGAACCACCACCGCCGCCTCCGCCACCAAAACCACTTCCACCATTATTTCCTTGTGATGGACTTACCGATGGTATATTTCCTGATCCGCCAGCATTTGGTGAATTTCTTCCACCACCACCACCTGAACCACCATTAAATCCAGCACCCAAACCACCACCACCACCGCCAGCAGAAGTGATTGTATCAAAAACTGAACTAGTTCCATTTGCGCCATTATATGGCGCAGTGTCATCGCCTCCACCTGCTCCACCAGAACCAATCGTAATTGTATAAGTGTTTCCAGCAGTCACTGGATATGAAGATCCTATTCTAAATCCACCAGCACCACCACCACCTGCTCCATTTCTAGATGCACCACCGCCACCACCAGCAACGACAAGGTATTCAACTTCAGTCACACCTTCAGGCGCAACCCATAAACCAGACTGTTTAAAAGTGAGAATTACTGTTTTACCTGGTGGAGTAAAATTCCAATTCGGATTTCGATTTGTACTTGGATTTGTGAGTGCATAACGAACAGCGCCGTTCGCACTCATCGCAGAAATACCCTGAATTGAATATAACTTAATGCCCATGTTTATTAGGTAATCTCTGAACCAAATACGCTGAAGGAAATATTTGCATTTGCTGAATAGACAGACAATACGTCTGTGTTGCCCATTGTCACACCAAGTGTTAATGCAATTGAGTCAAGTGCATTAATTGGTGCATCAAAAGCAATGTAATGTTGATTTGCAAGAGCAGCACCAGCAGGTTGAACTGCTAATCTGTACGTTGCATTTGCATTGTTATTTCGATTTGTAATTACAATGGAAGAAATAACAGCCTGTGTTGCGGCAGGAACCGTATACACATTCGAAGTTGATGCTGCGTTTGGAGCAGCTTGTCCTAATACTTTGTATGTAAATGGCATTTAAGCACCCATGAGTAAGAAAGGATGGAGAACCTCAGCACCAGCACCTGTGGCACCTTGTACACCTTGCGCGCCAGCAGGACCTTGTGGACCAGCAGTTCCAGCGATTACAAATACGTCAACGTTTGCATTTGCATCTGGTGCGCCATCAAAAGTGAGTGTTGTTGAAGATACGTTATATTCGTTATTTCTTTGAAGAACGCGATCAACAAAGACAAGAGCGTGATCTTCATTAAATGGTGTCGTTGTAAGTGTAAAGTCAACAGCAACGCCATTTGCAAGGAATGAATTTCTTGTTACAGAAATTGCTGCTGAACCAGAGTCCCCCTTATCTCCCTTTGTGCCTGTTCCTGCTGCGCCTTGAACACCCTGAGAACCCTGAGCGCCAGCAGTACCCTGAACACCTTGGAATCCTTGAGCACCTTGTGGACCACCTGATGCACCTTGTACACCTTGGAATCCTTGTTCGCCCTTTGCGCCAGTTGCACCAGTTGCACCTTGAGCGCCAGCAGTACCAGTAATATGATAAGCATCAATTACGTCATTTGTATCTGGCGCCACATCAAACGATAGAGTCGTAGAACTTACATTGTATGCGCTGTTACGTTGGAATACATTGTTAACGAATACAAGCACTTGATCTTCATTAAGTGGTGCAGTTGCCAAAGTAAACGAATTTGTATTACCATCACCAACAAAAGAATTTCTTGCTACAGCAATTGCTGCTGCAGCAGAACCAGGCGCGCCTTGTACGCCTTGGAATCCTTGAGCACCTTGTGCACCGCCGCCACCGCCACCGCCGCCTGAGCCAGCAGGACCAACTTCTACCCATTGAGTGCTGTCGCCGTCGTTGATATATTTGAATAGCAATCCAAGGTCAGTATCAAACCATTCATCACCCTCTGCTGGCGACACTGGTGCTGTTGCACCACTTGTGTAGATCACAGCACCTGTAGGAATCTCACCTTTAGCGCCTTGCACACCCTGTGCACCTTGTATACCTTGAGAACCTTGTGCACCTTGTGCGCCAACAGAACCTTGAACGCCTTGTTCACCTTGAGCGCCCTGAGAACCAACAGCACCTTGAGCACCTTGTACGCCTTGAGTACCTTGAGCACCGACGGCACCTTGTTGACCTTGAGAACCTTGTACGCCTTGAGAACCTTGTGCGCCCTGAACGCCTTGAGCACCCTGAGAACCAACAGAACCTTGAGCGCCTTGCACACCTTGAGCGCCCTGAGAACCAACAGCACCTTGAGCACCTTGAACGCCTTGAGCGCCCTGAGAACCAACAGCACCTTGAGCACCAACAGCGCCCTTATCGCCTGATCGTGCAAATTCAATTACGAGACCTTCACCGCTTGATGGACGTGCGCCAGAAACATACGTTACATCATATTCAACCCATCCAACATTATCAACAAGACTATTGATTTGGAATATTGTTGAAGTAGGATCGCTAGGATTATTTGATTTAATAATCAAGTAGCCCTTAACAGCATTTGTTGAATCATCAGCAGTTAAGAGATATGCGCTAAAGTCTGTTGATGTGACATCTAGATCGCTGATGGCTACTTTTGTTACACTACCAATTGCTGAATTATTATAACGAATTAATCCAGTTCCTGGATCCGCCATCGTTACCGTTGTATTGAACGTATAACGCAATCCACCTTTATCGCCTGTTGAGCCTTGTGCGCCTTCTGTACCTTGTGCACCGACAGCTCCTTGTGCGCCTTGTGCACCCTGTACGCCCTGGAATCCTTGTTCACCCTGCGCACCAACAGCGCCTTGTGCGCCTTGTGCACCTTGAACGCCTTGAGAACCTTGATGTCCTTGATAACCTTGTTCACCCTGCGCACCGACAGCACCTTGAGCGCCTTGCACACCCTGTGCTCCCTGCTCACCTTGTGCACCAACAGCACCCTGTACGCCTTGATCGCCCTGAGCACCAACAGCACCTTGTTCACCCTGAGCACCGACAGCACCTTGTGCGCCAGTCGCACCTTGAACACCTTGTGGACCAGTGTCACCAACGTCACCAGTTCGCGCAAACGTGATTATAACATCATCATTATTATTTGGAGACCAACCGCTACCAGAAAGATAAGCACAGTTAGCGGTGAAGTAACCTGAATTATTTGTAAGAGCAGATATGGTATAAAATGCAAAACTTGTAGAATCAAACTTTGCTGAAATTCTAAAGTGACCCTTGATCGTCGATGTTGAATCGTCGATTGTTGTTAAGAAATTTTGAATGTCAGTTGAACCGTCATCTAAATTATCAATATAAAGTTGTGTTGCAAGCGCAAGTACACTATTGTTTAATTTTAAACGTCCAGTTCCAGGATCTGTTGCATTTGTGTTAGTATCAAAAGTATAATCAAAAGTTGCGCCACCAAAGTTACCATCACGACCTTGTGCACCTTGAACGCCCTGAGCACCTTGAGCACCTACTTCACCTTGTACACCTTGATCGCCCTGCACACCTTGTGAACCTTGAGCGCCAACAGAACCCTGTGCACCTACGTCACCTTGTACGCCTTGTGAACCTTGTTGACCTTGGTGTCCCTGATGACCTTGATCGCCTTGCACACCTTGTGCACCTTGTACACCCTGTTCGCCCTGTGGTCCTTGTACACCTTGATGACCTTGAACGCCTTGAGCACCTTGCTGACCTTGTGAACCTTGAATGCCTTGTTCACCTTGGTGTCCTTGGAAACCTTGTTCACCCTGCACACCTTGTGCACCCTGTGCACCTTGTGCACCTTGACGTCCTTGTTCACCCTGGAATCCTTGGAGTCCTTGCGCACCTTGAACGCCCTGTTCACCTTGACGTCCCTGATGACCTTGTGCTCCTTGCTCACCTTGGAAACCCTGCTCACCTTGATGACCTTGATGACCCTGGAAGCCTTGCTCACCTTGGAAACCTTGATCGCCTTGATGCCCTTGATGACCTTGCTCGCCTTGATAACCTTGATGACCCTGATCACCTTGACGTCCTTGTGCTCCTTGAACGCCTTGGAAACCTTGTGCTCCCTGTTCGCCTTGGAATCCTTGGTGTCCTTGTTCACCTTGGAAACCTTGATCGCCTTGATGTCCCTGATGACCTTGCTCGCCTTGGAAACCTTGATGACCTTGTGAACCTTGTTCGCCTTGACGACCTTGAGCACCTTGCTCGCCTTGCGCACCAATAGTGCCTTGAACACCTTGATAACCTTGTGCGCCCTGTTCACCTTGAACACCCTGGAAGCCCTGTTCACCTTGATGACCTTGATGACCTTGAACTCCTTGGAAACCTTGAGCGCCTTGCTCTCCTTGAACACCCTGGAAGCCCTGTGCTCCCTGCTCACCTTGTGCACCAACAGCACCTTGTATACCTTGATAACCCTGCTCACCCTTGTCGCCGCGATCACCAGTACGCACAAACGAAAGTGTTACCGCAGTTGTATTTGCTAGGTTTGATATACCACTTGTCCAAGCAACTGGAACATTGAAGTGATCTAGATCATTAGTGTGTAATCCATTAATACTGAAGAATGCAAACTCACTAACGTTTGCTGTGTTAGCAATCTTAAACGTGCCCTTGATTGTTGACGTTGAATCATCAATCGTTTGCAAGAAGTTGAATACATTCGCTGAATTTTGATCAAGGAAACTAATGTATAATGTGTTTGCTGTATTAAATGGATTTACATTAAACTGTACTAATCCATTTCCAAGATTAACTGGATCGTTAGTTTCGACTCTGAATTCATATTCAAAAGATGCACCGCCAAATTCACCAGTTTCACCTTTGGCGCCAGTTGTACCTTGTACACCTTGATTTCCTTGAACACCTTGAAAGCCTTGAGATCCTTGTTCACCCTGTACGCCTTGAAAGCCTTGAGATCCTTGTTCACCCTGTACGCCTTGGAAGCCTTGTTCACCCTGATGACCCTGATGACCTTGTACACCCTGGAAACCTTGTGAACCTTGTGCACCTTGTTGACCCTGTGAACCTTGAACGCCTTGTTCGCCTTGGTGTCCTTGGAAGCCTTGTGAACCTTGTTCACCCTGTACGCCTTGGAAACCCTGAGAACCCTGAGCGCCCTGGTGTCCTTGAGCGCCTTGCACACCTTGGAACCCTTGCTCGCCTTGATGACCTTGGAAACCTTGTGCGCCTTGAGCACCTTGTACGCCTTGTTCACCTTGGTGTCCTTGGAACCCTTGCTCACCTTGATGTCCCTGATGACCTTGTTCACCTTGGTGTCCTTGGAACCCTTGCTCACCTTGATGACCTTGTGAGCCTTGTACGCCCTGTTCACCTTGATGACCTTGGAAACCCTGTGAACCTTGTTCACCCTGCACACCTTGAGAACCTTGACGCCCCTGATGACCTTGCTCGCCCTGTACGCCTTGAAAACCTTGTGCTCCCTGCTCGCCTTGATGACCCTGGAAGCCTTGCTCACCTTGGTATCCTTGCGCGCCTTGTTCACCCTGTACACCTTGAGCACCACCAACAGTTGGTGTAAAAATACTTACTGTATTGCCAGAAACTGTAACAATAGAAACGCCACCTGGATCGCCAACGATTTTAAGTGTATCGTTATTTGAAGAAGGTGAAATAGAGGCAGTTGTGTTGGCTACATTTTTAAAGACAGAATCGTTTAATGCGCTGTTTGCTCGGCTTTCTGTATTTGTGAGGCGAGCCTGCACGTTTGTGCCATCCACAAATACTGTATTCGCATTTAATGTTTGGGCAATGACTGTTGTATCTACGGTTACATTACCATAAATTCGTGTATTGCCTTGTAATTTTGCCATTTTTTAAATTTTACCCAATTGGTTATCTAATATTTATTTTACTCTAAAACCCATATCGAGTTTTAGTTAGATCATAATTTTGTTTAATTTCATCTGCAGTTAATGTTACATCATAAGTAAGTGCTTGCGACATTCTACCATTTAATAAATTACCACCAGCGCTAAAACAGGCTATATTTGTGGAACCATCTCCTGGTAATGCAGTAGTCCAAGAATATGTGCTATCTTGAGTACCATTTACATATAATGTAAAACCAACTGCAACATCAAACGTTAATGCTACATTATACCACTTGTTTAAATCAAATGTTGCTGTAGAACCATATGCCATAAAATTGCCAAAATTTGTATGCCCTGAATAAACTTTATTTGTCGAAGTTCCGAAATATAAAAAATGTCCACTCGTACCGCTGATTAAATTATTATCATTATAAGCGTTTAAATAAAACCAAACTTGTTTCGTATAGTTATTCGCGCCAAGAACTCTTCCACTGCTCGTCCCATATTGATTTGACCCATTAAATGTAAAATACCTTGGCGAACTATTTGTAAATGTTGGACTATTATATAATGTTACGTCATTTGCAGTTCCAGCACTTATGTCAAACCAAGTTGATCCAGAGTTTGGATAACTTGCATTTTCTTCAGCATCTAATTGTAATGTCAATCCTCGCGTTACAATATTAATTTCATTAAAAATATTTGCAACTAAAATTCGACCATCATTTGTTTTTCTTTGCGCTAAACCGTTCGTCAATGGACTAATTGTCACTTCATCAAACTCGGCAGCGCGCAAATATGTTTTGCTTTCACTGATTGTCGATTGAGTAACTTCATCAAGTGAACTAAAAACATTTAACGTGCCGTCACTTTTTATTTGCGAAGATCTTGCCATAATTAGATAAACACTGTATCAATGCTATTTTCTGAATCGTTATAATATTGATAGGCAACAATTACTCCAGTTGTATTCTTATACTGAACATTTGCAGCAGCAAGTTTATTCGTTGACAACATATTGCTTGCGGTGTTAAACGTCAAGTCTGCATCACCACCAAACACACCATTGTTGTTAAACAATACTTGAGTGTTTGTCGTATTTGCTAGTGGTACACTGAACGTTACACTTTGTGGTACTGAATTACCATTTCCGCTGATAAGAATATTATCACCAGAAATTAAATTGACAGTATCGAGACCAGAAGCAACAAGTTGATTGACGCCATTTACTTGCCAGTTCTTGAACGTACTATTAAGTTGAATAGTGACGGTGTTAGAACTTTCATCAACAACAGCCATTCCCGAATCAGCGTCGAACTGAATCGTATTGATGTTGCTAAATGTATTAACAACAGTATTGTTGCCTGCATAAACTTCTTTAATCGTAATTGGTGCATTGGCTTTATCGTACGCATTATTGGCTTGTAGATATGCAGCATTGGCTTGACCATATGCATTACCAGCAGCAGTTGTTGCAGTATTTGCTTGGTCATAAGCACCACCAGCTTGTGTTCGAACATCATCAAATGAGTAGAACGTTGTGCCATTGTCTGACCAACCCCACTTGTCTGTATTTTCATTCCAGCGCAAGAAGGTGTCTGGTTGATCCCCACGATTAACTGTTACACTTGCATTAAGCGATGGTGCACCAGTTGCATTTGAGTTGAGGATGATTTCATTGTCTTCAACAAGCAACGTCTCAACATTAAGTGTCGTGCTGTTGCCAAGTATTTCAAGATTACCTTGAACAACAAGGCTACCTGTAATCGTACCACCAGCAATGTTAAGTTTTAGATTTGCTTCAGCATATGCAGCATTGGCTTGATCGTAAGTCTGACCAATTAATGCTTCGAGGTTTGCATTATTTTGACCAATGAAAACCGTATTCGCAATAATACCGTTTGTTGAGACATTACCATCAACACTACTAATTATAGCATTGCCAAGGAAGATTGAGTTGTTGCTCAAATAAATGTCACGGAAACGATTGGTGCTTGTACCGATATCGTAGGTAACATTTGACTCAGGAACAATATTTCTTGTTGTTAATAGTCCAGATACACTTACATTATTATTAAATTGAGCATTGCGTGTCGTAAATGTATTTGATGCAAGATCAAATGTTAAGTTAGCAGAACCAGCTGGGTTGTCTTGATTATTGAATACAATTTGTGTATTCTGTCCAGCAACTGGTCCAACTTCACCCTGTACGCCTTGGAAACCTTGCTCACCTTGAGCGCCAACAGTGCCTTGCACGCCTTGGAAACCTTGCTCACCTTGGAATCCTTGGAAGCCCTGCTCACCTTGTGCACCAACTTCGCCTTGAACGCCCTGTTCGCCTTGATAGCCTTGACGTCCTTGAGAACCTTGTACACCTTGAGCGCCTTGGTGTCCCT